CGACAGCCCCCGCGCTGCCACCTTCGAGATGCTTGACACCCTCGTTGATCACCTCGACCTCCAAGCCTCCCGCCACGACTGCAGCCGGGCCGCATTCATCCGCCACCTGATCGCCCGCGACATCCGCAGACAGGGCTGATCCATGAGCGATTACCCCTCGCTTCATGACTGCCCCAAGTGCGGTCACCCTTGCGATTTCAACCCCAGGCCAGACACTCAACACTGGGGATCAATCCGCTGCCCGCAGCACGGCTTCCTCTGGATTCCTAAGCCATCTGAAGACCGCAAGCCACGGCGGAAAACGAATGAGTGCCTCAAGCATCTGCTGCCTGAGGCCATGCGCTCCCATTGCTGGCACTGCATGCGCCAAGAGGATCACCTCAAGCTCTTGCGGCCTTCGGTGTGCCTGCAGGTGCACCACATCATCGAGGTGAAGCATGGCGGCACTGACGACCCGGCAAACCTTCAACTGGTCTGCGCTGAGTGCCACGCAGAGATCCACCGGCGCCGTGAGGCGTTCGCTCGTTACCAGACCCGCAACTGACGATGCCAACGCTCCTAGAACAGCTCCAGGAGCTTCCAGCATCCTGGGGACTCGTTGCCGTCAGCGGCAACAAGCGGCCCTACCTAGACAACTGGCAAGCCAACCCGCTCACCAAGGAGCAAGCCGCCAAAGAGATCACCATTGGCAGCGAAATCGAGTTCAAGGTAGGAGAGAAGACTGAGAAGAGGATCGTCAAGGCCAAAGCCATCGGCGTCATCGCTGGACCGATTTCAGGTGGCCTCCTGTTCCTAGATCACGACGGCATATCAGCGACTGAGCAGCTCGAAAAACTAGGCATCCCGCCCCGCAGCCTCCCCAAAACCGCCACCTGCACCTCTGGCCGCGATGGCCGCTTTCAGGTGCTGTTCACGGTGCCTGAGCGCTACTGGCCCAGGATGCGTAACCGCCGCGTCTTCGACACCGGCAAGGTGGACGCTGACGGCAAGGCTGAGCAGCTCGACCTTCGCTGGAATCGTCACCAGTCCGTCGTCATCGGCGCTCACCCCATCACCGGCAGCTACCGCTGGATCAAAGGCCGATCACCCGCAGAAGCCGGCGTTGCTGAGGCGCCAGAGGCGCTGATCGCCCTGTTATTTGAGGATCCCGAGCCGCAACCCGCACCGCTGCTCACCGTCACACCTCAGCCGATCATCCCAGCAACCCTGCCGCTGCTGGACTTCATCACTCTTGACAGCCGCACGCTCGTTGAAACTGGCGGCACGCCTGGTCAGTGGAACGACGATCAGCTCAAGCTGGCCCTCGACCTGCAGGGTACCGAGCAATGGATCATCGATCAGGGCCATCGCCCCGACATCACAGCGGCTGAGGCCTTTGAGCAGCACATCTCAGCAGCTCAGGCCAAGGCCAGGGACTTCGACGCACGCAAGGCCCGCAAGCGCTTCGATGGCGCGGCCGCGCACAACCCACACCCCGGCACCCCCCTCGACAAGCTCGAATCGCGGCTGAGGTTCCACACCCGGACTGCCAGGCCGGCGCTGCCGCCTAGAACCACTGCTCTGGCTTCCTCGCCTAACGCCAAGACGATCGGTGAACTGGAGTCGGAACTAAAGGAAGCACGATCCACGCTCAAGGGGCTCCAACCAAGCTCGCCAGATCTCGAGCGCACAAAGGCGAAGATCAAAGGCCTGGCCAAGCAGGTCTCTGAACTCAACCAAGGAATCTCGTCATCACCCGGCAAGCTGCAGCCCGTGGACGCAGCTGAGCTGCTCACCATGCTTCGCGCACAGGCTGGCTCCGACCGGATCCGGTTCAACCGCTTCTCTCAACAGATCGAGATGGACGGCGCCGTGCTGGAAGGCGCGGAGCGGTTCTACCTCTCGCTCGCTGAGCAGGGCTACAAGGTCTCCAAGGAGCTCGCGGTGGACTGCCTAGTCCAGGTCGCGCACGAACACCCCTACGACCCCGTGGCGCTCTACCTGGAGCACGTCGCCGCCACGGTTGAGCCGGCCTACATCGGCGGCCTAGCAAGCGCATACCTCAGGCCCGAAGACGCAGACTTAGGCAAAACCACCATCTACGACCACATGATCCGGTGCACCCTCATCGGTGCCGTAAAACGGATCTTTGAGCCGGGCTGCAAACACGATACCGCTTGCGTCCTGATGGGTGAGCAAGGCGCCCGCAAATCATCCTTCTGGTCTGCCCTCGGCGGCGCGTTCTTTTCTGATGCCCTAGGCGACATCTCCAGCAAAGACGACCTAATGGTTCTGCACCGCTCATGGATCATGGAATGGGCGGAACTCGACCACATCATGGGCCGAAAGCACGCCGGCCAGATCAAATCTTTCCTTTCGCAATCGACCGACCTTTTCCGCGTGCCCTACGGCAAAGCAACCGAAGCATTCCCTAGGCGCGGGATCATCGTCGGCTCAACTAACCGCTCAACCGGTTTCCTGCAAGACGACACCGGTAACCGCCGGTTCTGGGTTGTTCCTACCACCTGCACCGAAACCAATCCAATCGACACGCCTAACCTCATGGCCGAACGGGACGCCATCTGGGCTGGTGCCGTCAAGGCCTACCGCGACGGTGAAGCCAACTTCCTGCCGCCTGAACTGGCCACGATCGTCAGCCAAGAAAACGAAAACTATCAGGTGGAAAACCCGTGGAAGACGCCCATCGTTGACTGGCTGTCCAGGCCTAGCAATTTCAACGCTGAACTCACGTCAGAGACGATCCTCAGCAAAGCCATCGCTAAGCCCACTGAACGGCAGACCCGCGCCGATCAAATGCAGGTGGCCACCATCATGCGCGAACTCGGCTACGGCAAGGCTCGGCGCAGCGTTGCTGGTGTCCAACGTTGGGTGTTCACCAAGGGCTGAGCAGCTGCTAACCATCGCCCCATGAGGTCGGCAACTTGCTGACCTCTTTTTTTGTCTCATCCTGGGACCCACCCTGGACTGACGGGATTGCCAACCTGGTCGGCAGAGGTTAGCAGCGGCAAATCGGCTGCGGCGCATGGCGTCTTCTACCCTTGCTAACCTTCTAACCTCTTAAGAAGAATTGATAAAAAGAGGGGAGATAGGGGGGTAGGAGGCAGGAATAGCCGTTTTCCTGCCTCCTAAGACAAAGGTTGGCAGAGGTTGGAAGTTGGCAACCCCCTGGATCCGTTGCCCACCCGCAACACATCCGCTCTCGGCAGGCAAACTGCAGCAACAGCAACAGACCGGGTGACGCTCAGCAAGCTCCAGCTGATCCGCCACAGCCCTGAGCTGTTGGAAATCCGCATCCCCTACAGCCGCGCTGATCCGCACGAGTTCCTACTCGCATCAGACATTCACCTCGACAACCCACACTGTGACCGCGAGCTCCTGCGCAAACACCTCAAGCATGTTCAGGGTCGTGGCGGTCACGCCCTCTTCTTTGGTGACATCCTTTGCCTGATGCAGGGCAAGAAAGACCGTCGTGGCTCCAAGGGCTCCATCCGCCCTGAGCACCTCGGTAGCAATTACTTCGATCTGGTATTCAGCGAATGCGCGGAATGGCTTAAACCCTTCGCGCAAACCATCCTGATGATGAGCGATGGCAACCACGAAACCGCCATCATCAACCACAACGAAATCGACCCGCTTGGCAACATGACCCGCCTCATGCGGGATCGCTACAGCTCACCGGTCGAGCACATGCGCTACCAGGGCTGGATCTGGTTCACCTTCTACCGCCCTGGCAAAACCCGTGGTGAACGCATCCGCCGCGTTGCCCTGTTCTTCCATCACGGTGCATGGGGCGGCATCGTGACCAAGGGCACCCTCGGTGGCATGCGTTATGCAGCCGTCGCAGAGGCCGACCTCTACGTCAACGGCCACAACCACGAACGCACCATCGTTTCCCACCCGTGCTACCGCCTCACGGCCGCCGGCCGCCAGCGCATCGCACAGCGCTGGCACGTCCAAACCGGCACCTACAAGGAAGAGTTCGCAGAAGGCGCTGGCTGGGCCGTCGAGCGCATCGTCATGCCCAAATCGCTGGGTGGTGTGTTCCTCCGGCTCAGGCCCACCCCAGACGGAGTTGACGTGGCCCTGGAGCCCGCCACCTGATGCGGTTGCCCAACAGCAACGCATGGGGCTAAGCTGTAGCCGATCACCGCACCCGCACACCAGTGCCAGCTGCAGCCGCTATCCAGGCCGCCCAGCGCATTGAGCACTGGCCCCTTGACCGGCTGGTGCCCTACGACCGCAACGCACGCACCCACAGTCCTGAGCAGGTCGCGCAGATCGCCGCCTCCATTCAGGAGTTCGGATTCACCAACCCAATCCTGGTGGACGGCAAGGACGGCATCATCGCCGGCCACGGCCGCCTACAGGCCGCCCGTGAGCTGGCCATGGCAACCGTGCCCGTGGTGGTGCTGGATCACCTCACGCCGGCGCAGAAACGCGCCTACGTGCTCGCGGACAACAAGCTGGCGCTCAATGCGGGGTGGGATGACGCGCTGCTCGCCGAGGAGATCACCGCGCTGCACCTGCAGGACTTCGACCTGAGCGTGCTTGGGTGGAGCGACGGAGACATCGCCGGAATGCTGGATCCTGAGGGGATTGGCAACACTGAAGCCCCCGAAGAGTTTCCCGAGGTCGACGACGACATCGAAACCGAGCACCGCTGCCCATCGTGCGGCTACGAGTGGAGCGGCAAGACCAAATGACGAAGCCGCCTTACCGGGTGCCGTCGATGGCCGAGATTGAGGCCCTGCCGTGGAATGGCTACCGGGTTGCCTCGACCTTCAGCGGCTGCGGTGGCTCATGCCTGGGCTACCGAATGGCGGGCTACCGGGTGGTCTATGCCAACGAGTTCATCGAAGAAGCGCAGCGGACCTACAAGGCAAACCACCCGAACAGCTTTCTCGACACCCGGGACATCCGGCAGGTCAAGCCTGAAGACGTGCTGGAGAGGGCGGGCGTTGATCGCGGTGAGCTTGACCTTTTCGATGGCTCGCCACCATGCTCAGCCTTCTCAACTGCTGGCAAGCGTGAAGCGGGCTGGGGCAAGGTCAAGGCCTACAGCGATAAGGCGCAGCGGGTTGATGATCTGTTCTTCGAGTACGTCCGGCTGATCGACGGGATCCGGCCGAAGGTGTTTGTAGCCGAGAACGTGAGCGGCCTGGTGAAGGGCACGGCCAAGGGGTACTTCAAGCGGATCCTCGCGGCGCTTCGTGAGCCCGGCTATCGGGTGAGCTGCCGGGTGCTCGACGCGCAATGGCTTGGCGTTCCGCAGATGCGGCAGCGGACGATCTTTGTCGGCGTGCGGGATGACCTTGGAATTGAGCCGGCGCATCCGGAACCGTTCGGCTACCGGTATTCGGTTCAGGATGCCTGTTCGCACATTGCCTACCAAGGCGATAACGGCGGCTTTGGCAAGGGTGGAATGAGACTAGCTAATCAGCCTTCGGGCTCTTTTGGTGCTGGACTGACAACTGGTAACGGAATCTTTCCGCCCTCAGTTGTCTCCGATTTTGGCGCCTCACCTGTCAAAGATAATGAAACGGGGTATCCGCTAACAGTTCCTACGGCATCGAAAAGATCGGGAATGCTTGTCCGTCGAATGACACTACAAGAGCTTCGCCGGATCGGCGGCTTCCCTGATGACTTCAAGTTAACCGGTGAGTTCGCTCAACGTTGGGAGCGCATCGGCCGCGCCGTGCCACCCCTGATGATGGCCCGCATCGCTCAGACCATTGCCGACAAGATCCTCAGCAAGCTCTGATCATGGACATCCCCAGCAACTGGACCTTCGAGATCCCAGGCGTTGCCGCAGGCTTTGACCGACACGTCCGAGAGCAGCTCCCCTGGTATGACCTAGCTACAAATGCCATCACCCACATAGCGCGGCACTACATCCCGGACGGTGGGCTGGTCTACGACTTGGGAGCGGCAACCGGAAACATCGGGCGGGCAATCGCTCCGGTCCTTCAGGATCGAAACGCCCGACTGATCGGTGTCGAGCCGTCGGCGGAGATGGTGAAGCGCTACGAATCCCCCGGCGAGATTGTCTGCTCTAAGGCCGAGGATCACGACTACGAAGCCTTCGACCTTGCCGTGGTGTTCCTGACTCTGATGTTTGTTGAGCCGCGTAAGCGAATCACGCTGATGAATCGCTTACGTCATGCCTGCCGACCGGGCGGGGCGATCGTCGTCTTCGACAAGCTCGAACCAGCCGGCGGCTACCTCAGCACCGTCTTCTACCGGCTGACTCTCGCGGGCAAGCGTGCTGCGGGCGTCACATCTGAAGAGATCGTAGAAAAGGAGCTGAGCCTTTCCGGCGTGCAGCGACCGGTTGTCGAAAGTCAGCTCGGCGGCGCCGCTTACCTCTGGTTCAAGTTCGGTGACTTTGCTGGCTGGTTGATTGAAAAACCTGCTGCAAATCAAGAGGCGCCCTACTAATGGCAGCCAAAGGCACCACCCAAGCCGAGACCGATCAGCGCATCAAGAAGTTTGCGCAGATCATCGCTAACGGTGGCCGCCGTTCTGACTGCATTCGGTACGCTTCGGAGAGGTGGGGGGTAACTGACCGCACCGTTGAAAACTATTTAGCCGCCGCACGCGATCAATTACGTGCTGATTGGGACCTAGAACGCCCGCAGATGATCGCTGATCTGCTCAGCCAGTGCAGCACACTACAGCTTGAAGCACGCAAGGCGAAGCAGTATCACATTGCGCTAGGTGCAATCAATACTGCCGCCAAGCTGGCGAAGCTGGTGTCATGAGCATTCTCACCGCCGATCGATCAGGCGGCCACGTGCTCGCAGACCCGTTGCAGGTTTCAACCCTGCCACTGTCTGAGCTATACACCAAATCCTTCGGCGACTACATCGCCACCGTTTTCCCCAGCTTCACCTTCACCCGTCACACCAACCGCCTGATCGCCATCGCCCAGCGTGTTGCTGATGGTGAACTACCACGCCTGATGGTGGAACTCCCGCCTAGGCACTACAAGTCCACCATCTTCAGCCGGTTCCTGCCTGGTTACTTCCTCCGCCGCTATCCCGATCGCACCTGGGGCCAGGGTGCTAACACCCAGACGCTCGCCGCAGAGTTCGGTGAGGCGGCACGGGATTACTACCTCGCCTCTGGTGGCACACTGCACCCCTCCAGCACCGGCAAGGATCGCTGGAAGACCGCTGGCGGCCTGGGTGGGTTCTGGGCTGCAGGCGTCGGCAAAGGAACGGGCTTGCCGGCCGACTTCCTCAACGTGGACGACCCGATCAAGGGGCGGGAGGAAGCTGAATCTGCCGCCTACCGCAGGCAGCTGTACAACTGGTGGTCAACCGTCCTGAACACCCGCGAGGAACCGGGCGGCATCAAACTGATCACCCACACCCGCTGGGCAGAGGCCGACCTGATCGGCTGGCTGCTGCAGCAGGTGGAGCAGCTGGAACGTGACGGCGACGGCGACGCGGCTGAGCCCTGGCACGTCATCAGCCTGCCGATGATCGCTGAGCCGGTGATCAAACCCCTGCCGACCCTGGTCACCCGCGAGCCAGACGACCGCGAGCCTGGCCAGGCACTGGACCCGTCGAGATACGACGAGGAATGGGCCCGCCGTAAACGGCTCAACACCCCTATCCGCGACTGGGAGGCGCTGTATCAGCAGCGGCCAACACCCGGCAAGGGAACCATCTTCAGTGCGGAGATGTTCCGCTACTACGGCACCGCCGAGCGCCCCGGCCAGCCGGATGATGCCACCCTCCCTGGTCGATTCGTGCGGCGCCTGGCATCGATCGACTGCACGTTCAAAGACTCAGCCGGCACGGACATGGTGGCCTTCACCCTCTGGGGCCAGGACAGCGCCGGCCTGTGGCTG